GCAGCGTGCTCCTTGCGCCGCTTGGCAGCCTCCTGCTCCTTCTTCTCGGCATCCTTGGCGCGGTCCAGCCCCTCGCGGGCGAGCTTCAGGTTCAGCTCGCGCGTGAGCTTGGCGACCTCTTCCTCGGACTTAGCCCCCTGCCAGCGGGCGTCCTCGATGCGCTTCTCGGCCTCGCGGACGGCCTTCTCATAATCGGCAACCGACTTCTTGGCCGTGCTCAGCGAACTCTGGTTCACATTGAACCCGAGCGCGACCATGAAGGAGGCTAGAACGTCATCCGCCATTGGGCTTCATCGCCTCGTTGAGCCGCCAGCGGTTCTCAGCTTCGACCCGCATCGCGTCATTGATCTCCGCGATGTCCTCGATGTGAATGGTGCCGTCCAAGAGATCGGGGTAGCTGTAGTAGCCCAACGGGATCGGGGCCAGATACCACTCCTCCTCTTCCGGCATGGACACGAGGTCTACTGCGGGAAGTTGGCCCCGCCGTTGAAAAGTGACGGGGCGTCGAGAAAAAGCGGGTAGTAGTTGGTGTAGAGGACGTTGGCGCAAATCGCGAGCTGAAGCCCGCCGTCGTTGCGGATGTCCTCGTACATGATCCGCGAGCCGTCGCTCGACATGATCGAGGGCCAGCCCGTCCCTTCCTTCTTCTGAACCACGGCCAGAGCGCGGTCGAGGATGTAGTCCAGCTTCTCATCTTCCAGGGCACCGAGGCCCTGAATGACCATCCCGGCCACCTCAGGCGTGAGACCGGAGGATAGGCTGCGGAACAGCGGCTCGATGATCGGGGCTGCGCGGCGCAGCACGTGGATCTGCGTGCGCCCGACCATTTTGCCCGAGCGGTAGGTGACGCCCTTGATCGTGAACTCAGACACGGATCACCCTCAGAGGGCCAACTGACCGTCGCCGAGCTTGGCGTCGATGTAGATGAAGTTCATCGGCCACTCCATCGTGCCGCCGTCCTTGGCGCTCACGTTGTCGGGCAGCTTCACGAAGGCGCCGGCCGTGCATTGGTAGTCGTCACCCCACTGCGGGTTGGACAGTGTGAGCACGTTCTGGCCGGTGTAGGCGCTGGAGGTCTGCTGATAGTTGTAGAGATCCATCAGCACTCGGTTGAGCGGGCTGTTCTTCAGCAGGCGAACCGTGACGCGGCCCGACTTGGCGGCGTGCAGCGAGTGCATGCCGGAGCCGTCCGCACCCGTGACCATGGTGGTCTTGTCGTCGGTCATGGCGATGGTGATGCCCTCATCGGCAAGACCACCCTCCGACAGGATCACCGAACCGCCAGGGCCGGTGAGCGAGCAGACGATATCAGAGAAACTATAGGCGACGGGAGCGGCCATGGCTGTTCCTTAAGCAGCCGACCGCACCTCCGCGTTTCTTGCAGAGAGCCATTCGGCGATGGTGGAAAGGACTTCGTGTTCAGCCTCGACGGCGACGGCTTCGGTTCTGAAGCCACGGGGGTCTGTCGTGATGTGCGCGTCTCTCAGGACCGCGCGGAGGTGAAGTTCGAGGTCGGCGGCCTCGCGCCCGCTGGCGAGGTCGAAGGTGGCTAGCAGAGTGGCGCTGGCGTTGGCCGTTCGGAACACCGCCATGTGCGCCGCGTGGCGGGTCTCGTGATCCTTGGTGAGCCCGTAGCCGATGAAGCTCGGCTCAATGATCCGCTCAACGCGGTAGACGTAGAAGACGGCCGGGGCCACGGGGTCGAAGCCGTATCGCGCACAGTAGCGGCAGATCCGGCCGGACTTCACGTCGCCCGGCGACTTTTGAATGACCCCGTGCCTGGGGCACTCATACGCTGTAGCGGTTCGGTCGTTCGTGTAGGGGCCTATGTACCTAAGTCCGATTGCAGCGGCTTCCTGCTGTAGCTGCTCGTCTGTTTTAACGACGTTGTTCGCGCAGAAGCGACATCCGCATCCCCTCCTGACTACTGAGGGGCGCATCTCGATTTCGCCGTGGGCCTCGCAGACGTACTTGGCGACCTTGTGCGACGGCACATAGCCATCGGCATATCGGAGGCCGACTGCTTCAGCTTGGGCAGCTAACTGCTCGACCGGGATCTTAGGCTGCCTCAGAAGAACGCGAGGCTGCTTGGGCTTCCTTCGCTTCAGGCCAGTTGCGATCCGACCGCATTGCCAACACCCGCTGCCGCGCGCCACGACTGCGGGTCGCATCCTGATCTGGCCGTGGTCAGCACACCGGTAGTCTGCATCAACCTGCGTCGTTACGAACCCGCCGACGAAGGTGAGCCCAACCTTGCTGGCGTCTTCCTCAAGCCGCTCTGGCGTCAGCTTGCGCGTCACGCCTTGCTTGATGCGCCCGCATTTCTGGCATCCGAGGCGCTGCTGCACCTTGTTTGGTGTCTGCAGGAACTCGCCGTGCGCTTCACAGCGATAGGTCGTTTTGACCATCACGCCGAGGTACGGGCCGACGAACTCTAAGCCTATAGCTCGGGCTCTTTCAGCAGCAAGCCCGCTTGCGTCTCGGTATGGCATAGATGCTCCTTGGTATTGAGCCTCTACACCATACTCCTAGTTCTAGTAAAACGTCAACTGTTTACCTATCTGTCGAGGAGCACGCCTATGGAAATAAGATGCGTGGCTCCAGCTAACTTGCAACACACTTGGAACGGCACCGATTTTCTTGCCGCGCGATCCGCCTGCGACTGGGTCGCGACCGGCGGGGCGAAGATGTAGAAGCCGCTCGTCAGCACATCGAAGGTGCGCAGCGTGCCGACGTTCGGGCCGAGCCACACGCCGGGGGCGATGAAGCCGTTGGCGACCGCGACCGTGCAGGCGTTGGCGATCACCGTCTTGATCAGGTTCATGCCCGCGTCGGTCTGCGGAACCTTCGTGGCGGTGGTGTAGAGGAGGTTGTAGCAGTCGGTTTGGATCCTGTTCTGCAGCCAGTCCGCGCCGATGCGCTCGTCGATGTAGTCCCCGTTTGCCATGGTGGCGGGGAAGATGATCTGCGTGCCGTTCTGGACGGACACGAACACGTTGGTGTTCTTCGCCTTGATCTGACCGAACTGGCTCTCGGTCAGCACCTCGGCGGCAACACCCGGCTCCTGCTTGTAGGCGCCCGTGATCGTGGTGTTGCTGCCCTCATAGTCGACGGTGGCAAACCGACCGAACAGGCTCTCGGCAGCATACGGGTCGTTGCGCGAGAACTGCGAGTAGGTGCGGGCGAAGTTGCCGGTCTTGAACTGCGAGGCGAGATCGGCCGAGGTGGTGCTGTCGAGCACGTTGGCATTCTGGATCGTCACGCCGTAGATGCGGCTCTGCGACGTGCTCAGGCCCTCGATCAGGGAGGCGACCGCGAGGTGATCGGCATCGGTCGGCGGGGTCGCAGTGGCAACCTGCAGCGAGTACCAAGCACCGGACGCGTCAGCCAGGGTGGCGACGGCCGAGACAAGGCTCTCCGCAGCGACACCGGGCACAGGCGCCGAAGCATCCACGCTGGTCAGGTGCAGCAGCGGGCCGAGGTCCGTACCGGCGCCCGGCGCGGTGGCATAACCCACCGAGGAGGTGATGCCGGTGGTCGGCGAGGTCACGGTGAAGCGGCCGGAAACGCTATCCCACGTCACGGTTGCACCGGCCACGACAGCGGCCAGCGCCGTCTGGATCGTGGAGGCCACACCGTTGAGGTTCAGCGCGCCCGAGAGGTCGATGCCGGTGATGTCCTGCGCCGTGCCGTCGATGCTGATGCTGAGCGCGCCAGCCGTGACGGCCGTAAAGTTGGACAGGAGCTGCTGCGTCGGCGACAGCGAGGCGCCGCGGATATGCCCGTGGGTCGCGGTCTGCGCCCAGCGGCCGATGTAGAGCACGGCCGGCTGCGGCGACTGGCTGAAGTAGTCCTTGGCGGCGAGGTATTCCGGCGCGGTGGTGCCGAAGTCCTGCGTCACGCCCGTAAGGTCAGTGTAGAGCCGGATCCGCTCCGATGTGTCGATCACACCGGAGGTCGAGCCGAGGATCAGGCCGGCACCAAAATTTCTGTACTGCGCCGCCTTGGGGGAGATAACGACCGAGACATTGACGAAATCGGAGACGTTCAGGCCGGTAGCCATAAGCAAGCCGCCGCAGACCGGCGTCCCTGGTTAGTGTCTGGGGGGGATGGGCGCGTGTGCGCGGCGTCAGGCCGGCGGGAGCGGCGACAGGAACGGGGTGTTCTCAAGCCGCCCGGCGGCGTCGGCCCGGATGGTGCCGGTCGCTTGAAGGATGTTCTGGATCTCGTACCGGCGCTCGATGGTCTGGGTCAGCCGAAAGGGCAGATCCGAGCGGCGCCGGGATTGGGTGGCGATGATCTCCGGCAGGCGCCGGATGGTGTCGACGCTGACGAAGTTGAGCCCGGCCGCCCGCATCGCCTCGCGGTTCTGGCCGATGAAGAAACTGTCCCGCGTCAGTTTGGCGTAGGCGTCGCCCCTGGGGCCGTAGAAGCTCGCCAGCACGTCCAAGCGGTAGAACGTGCGCAGGATGGTGTAGCCGTCGCCCTCGCTGTGGTGGATCTGGACAGGCGTGTCGTCGGGCATGGTGGCCATGACGCCGACCGCGACCCAGGTCTCGTCCACGTCTGGGATGCGGGCCTGCGTCGGCTGATCTCGCGGGATGACCAAGGTCTGATCCAGCCCCGTCACGCCGACGATGAAGCCGCCGATCAGGGCATCGAGGGCGAGATCGTCGAGCGGGGGCGGCGAGGTCGGGGCAAGATACCCCCCCGACGCACTCGTGTTCGTGTTAGCCAAGATAGCCGCCGGGAGGTGCCGGGGTGGGGGTCGGCGTGGTGCCGGGCGGATCCTGCGGGTTCAGCGTCGCCAGCTTGCAGATCGCCTGCGTGTAGCCGGCCCCGTAGAGCCACGGCTGAGCCCGGATGATGCGGTATTGGTCATCGTTCCAGATGACGATGTCCGGCGCGCGGGTGACGCTGCCGGTGGTCAGCGGGAACCGGGTGTAGACCGTGATGTCGCCCTGAACGCTGTCGCCCTCGTCGGTCTGGACGAGATCGCGGCCACCGTCAGAGACGACGACCGCCATGGCGATGACACCGCCCGGAACGAGGGCCACCGCTGTGGCGAGGCCGCCCGGCCCGATCTGCTCGACGGTGGACAGGACCGTGATCGGCACCTGAAAGTCGGGGTCGTCCAGAACGTCGGTGACGTCTAGGCCGGCGTAGTAGGGCATCGACCGGCCCTTCACTTCACGATGTACGTCACGGAATTTCGAAGTTGGCCTGTGTCGATGAGGGGCTTCGTGCCTGTCCGCCCCCTCGCCTGCCGAGCCTTCAGCGTGCGCTCAGCGAGCGGGGCGTGCTGCCCGTCCGTGATCTGCGCCCGCACCGCGTTCTGGCCGATCAGGCCGACCGCGTTCAGGCCCTTCTGGATGGCGGCGAGATCGCCTTGCAGGGCAGAGGCGCCCATCGCCTTCAGCCGGGGCGTGATCTGCGGCATGGCCGCTTCAACGCCAGGGAGGAGGAAGGGGCGAGCCGGGATGTTCTTTTCCGGAATGCCGGTCTCGTGGATGTAGCCGAGGACCGCGTTGTTCGGCGGCTGCGGCTCTTCTGCCCCGTCCGGTTGCCGGGCCGGCGCATCGCCGGGGATGCCGATGTACGCCTTGAGCTTGGTCAGGGCATTGGCCGCAGCGAGCAGTTGCGCCGTGCGGTCAACGGTCTTGGTGACGGGCATCAGAGTTGGACCCCGCCCGCTCCGATCATCCGCAGCAACTGGTAGTAGCGGCGACCGTAGCTCGTGGCCCCGTAGAGCCCCGCGCCTTCGTCAAGGCCAACGCTCGTGTCGATGGACTTCGACACCGGCCCGACCGCCTTGCTCGACACGATGCCGGTCGGCACGCCGATGCCGCCGCCCCCCGCCGCGGACGCACCTGCAGGCGCCGTGAGCGCCAGATTGTGCGCCGTCAGGAAGAGAATGCCGTCATCATAAAGCTCGCCCCACCGCACCGGATCCAGCAGCCTCGACGAGAGGCCGAGATTGTAGGTGACAGTGTCGTCTGGGTACTTCTCAGAGGTGAACTCCGGGAAAGCCTGACGGAAGCTGGCGACGGTGACGGTCATCAGCCCTGCGCACGCATCTCCGCGGCCTTGGCACTGGCCTCGGCCTTGGGCATCGGTTCGGTCAGTTGCTCGTCCCCGCGGAACACGGCGAACAAGCCGCGCCCCTTGTGCCGAACCGTGAGGTCGCCGGACGCTTCGTCAGGCTGGTCCTCATCCTCGTCCTCGTCCGCGCCGCTGACCTCTGCCAGCTTCGCGCGGGTCTTGGCGTGCGCCGCCCTCTCGGCCTCCAGGGCCTTTTCCGCGGCCTCAGCGCGCCGTATAGCGGCGTCGAGGTCCACGGCGAGGGAATTGCCGCTGACGGGCTTCACAGCCGCTGCAGCCGCGTTCTCGTCACCGAGATGCAGCCGCACATAGGGATGCTGCGCGACGACCTTGTGCACGTTGTCGTGCCGGCCAACGCCGAAGCTGAGCATCGGGCTATCGACACCAGCCGCTGCCTGCTCCTCTGTGTTGAGCAGCAGGTTGAACGGCTTGACGACGTGCAGGGTAGGCATTGGCTTAGATCCCGTCGCGGTAAGCGAACGTCTCGGGGTAGATGAACTCCATCTGACCGAGGCGGCCGTAGTAGGTGACCGCCTGATAGATCGAGCGGTATTCCAGAGGCGTGCGCTGGAGGTCGGTCAGGGGGTAGCGGACGTAGTCGGGGGATTTGTGGTAGGCCACCATGCGGTTGACGGTGGTGGCATCGCCCGCTGTACCGCCCGTGCCGCGACCGTTCAGCCACTTGCACGGCAGGATCTGAAGCTCCTGGCCCTGCTCGTTGGCGATGTTGTTCTCGCGGATGAAGCGCAGCAGCGACATGCCGCCGGCCACACCGTTGACCGAGATGATGGTCGAGGTCAGGTACGACATCGCGCCCGGCGGCAGCAGCAGCCGGTTCGGGAACACCGCCCAGGCCGACGCCTGCCACGCCGAGTTCAGGATCTCGTTCACATCAGCGAGGATCTGAACGGGGAGCTTGTCAGCCCACTTGGTCGAGCTGGCGTTGCCGGTCGGGCTCTGCGAGCCGGCGGTCGTCACGTTGGCGACGTTCGACACGAACGAGCTGTTGGTCAGGCCGGTGAAGCCCTTCAGGGTGTCGCCGGTGTAGACCACCTGATCGACGTTCTGATTGTAGGACTTCTGCATCACGTCGTAGTAGGTGACGTCGATGCCCTCCCCGAGGGCCTGCGACTTCGCCAGATCGACGACGGTCCACTTCAGCTCCTTACCCCAGAGGTGCAGCGGCTGCGGGGTCTTGCCCACATCCACCGCGACGCCGGAGATCGCGTCGGTGCCCTGGCTGATCCAGGAGATGCCGTTCGGGCTCATGCCGCCCGTCTCGGCGTAACCTGCGAGCAGGAACGACGCCGTGTCGTTCGCGATTGTGATGTCCTCACGCAGGTCGACATCGCGCGACCACGTAAAGGTCATCAGCGGCTTGTTCAGCTTCGGATCGAGCTTTTCGAGCTGTCCGATGAGGAAGTTGCCGGTCGAGTCAATCGTGTACTGGTCGAAGGTCTGCATTTAAGGCTCCATCAGGGGGACGGGCGCGCAGTCGCTGCGGGCCAAGGCCGCTGCCCAGGCGGCTTTAAGGGCGAAGGGCTGCGCGCTAAGCGGCGCGTCTCCCTGAACTTCAGATGTTGTAGGCAATTTCTGTGTTGCCGAAGGCGTCAGCCGGACCCATGAAGTACGAGCCCGGCAGAACGACAGTGTTGGTGCCGTCCGCGGCAGCCTCGACCCCGCCGATGGGCTTGCCAGCAGCAGCCGCAGCGACACGCACATAGACGGTGCCGCCCTTGGTGGCCGCCGCAGCGCCGCCGAGCAGCACGTTGATGTAGCCGCGCTTCAGGACGCTGGTGCCGCCCTTGGTCGGCGGGGTCGAGGTGCCGAGCGGATCCTGGCTGGCCGCGCCGGGGAAGTCCCGAACGTTGAAGCCGTAGATCGCGCCGACTGCGTCGCCCGAGGCGAGCGCCTGGATGCGACCCGAGACGACCTTCACCGCCACGCCATAAGCGGTCGGCGGAGCAGCGGGATCGATCTCCTGCGGCTCAATCGTCGCCGCTTCGATGCGATGGACGGTACCGGGAATGCCGGCCGGCAGGCGGTAGGTGTAAGCGACCATGTGAAAGGTTCCTTCTGAGGGCCTAGCGCGCCATCACGGCGGGCGTTGAGGCGGATGGGGTTAGGCGCTGTGCTTCGCCCAGAACTCGCGGTTGAGCTTGTTCCGGTCAGCAATGCTCATGCGGCCTTCCGGCTGGCTGTCCCCCACGAGGATGCGCTTCGACACGCGGTTGTTGTTCTGAGCCCGCACAGCCTCAGAAGCGCCCATGAACGCGAAGTGGACCGAAGCAGGAGCCATCTTCGCGAAGTCGGGGATGGCCTTCACGCCGAGCAGCGCGGGCGCCATGTCCGCATGATCGCGGAAGTAGTTGGTCAGCGCGGCGCGCTTGTGCGCGAGGATCGCCGCGCCGCGTGCCGCGACACCGTCCAGGCTGTCGGCGGTGGCCATACGCAGGCCGGGCGAAAGGATCTCGGCGCGAGCGGCGGTATCGCGGAAGGCGGCATCGGTGACGAGTTCCGGATCCGGCGCGGCCTCGACGGTCGGCTCTTCCTCGCCGGTCGTCGGGTCCATCTCGGCGCCGTCCTCGTCCTCGGTCTTCTTCTTGTCCGCGTCGTCCTCGTCGTCCTTCTTGTCCTCATCGGAGAAGCGGGCGTCGAAGGCGTCCATGCGGGTGCGCAGGCCGTCCATAGTCTCCATGATCGGAGCAATGGCCTCGGCGACGGCGGCCTTGACCGCCTCCATCTGATCCGGGGCGTTCTCGGTGGCCTCTTCCACAGCCTGCTCAATCGCCTCCTGCATCTCCTCAACGAAGGCGTCCGGATCGTTGTCGCGGAACGCCTTGAAGGCGCGGTCGAAGCAGCGGGCCTTGCGGTCCATGACCTTGCTGCGGACGGCGGGAACACGGGAGGGGGTCACGGGGGCAGTGGTCGTCATGGGCTCAAACTCCTTGTCGCCGAAGGCGCAGACCGGCCCACATCGGCCTCGGTCAACAATGGCTAAGTGGTTGCCTGTGATGTTGGTTTGCTTGCCACGCCCGGCCTCAAGCCTGACGTAGTTGGCCTCGTACCCAGCGGAGACCTGTCGCTTGCCGCTCTCGATGTCGGCGATAGCTTCCGCGCAGTAGATCAGCGCGTCGGCCAGCATCAGGTGAGCTTGGCGCCCTTCCCCGCGTCGGACGTTGCGGATGAACCCGACCGTGTAGTCCTTGAAGTTCTCGGGGGTGACGAGAACGGACGGGTGATCGTTGGTGATCGGCACACCCTCAAACGAAGCGAGGGTGGCAGGGTCGAAAACGTCTTCGGGCTCGCGCTCAACCACCACGTAGCCCATCGGGCCGGGCTCTACGGGGACTTCGTTGGCCCGGTAGTCCTGCGGCCCGGTTCGGGCGATAACGACGTCCCGAATGAGCAGGAAGCCTTGTGGCGTGCGCTCCCGCTTGCTGGTGAGCGAGACCGGCTCGGCGAAGGCAAGACGCGGCGGCTCGGACGAAAGGTCGAGGAAGGCGTGGGGCATTACGCCTCCGGAATGATGGGCTCCGGATAACACCGGCAGTTCCAGATGCCGCCGGGGAGCGCGTGATGACCGGGATCGCACTCGGGCGGCTCATCCCAGCGGAACGTCTGCCCGTTCAGCTTCTTGTGGCTCGGACGGACATCGCTGTCGCCGGCCGTCACCCATCGAAAATGGGTCGAGCCAACGTGAAGTGCCCGCGCCTTGGTCAGTTCGGTTGCGGTTCGAGACACTTCCGTGCGAGCGATCAGCGTCGCCCGGCTCTTGGTCACGTCACCCGTGCGGGCGATCTCCTCAGCGATGTCGGCGGCGCGGCGCCCCTCGCTGATGCCAGCGATCACGAGGTCATGCACCCGCTGGCCGGCTTCTGTCGGCAGCGAGGTGATGAGCTTCACCTGTGTCGCCATCGCGGTTCGCATGGCCTCGCCGGTCGGCGCCGTGGCGATCTCCCGCCTGAGCGCCTGCCCCATCTGCTGCGAGACACGGATCCAAGCCCGTTCGTCTCGGGCCGCAACCTCCGTCACCATCCGATTTGCGACCGCCTCAGCCCAAGGCGTCAGCGTCGCGGCGTATCGGTTCAGGACCGCTTGGAGCATCTGAGCCCCAGGCAAATCCTGCACGTTGAACCCGTTGACGATATCGCCGATGTGTCCGGCGATCTTGCGCAGGCGCGCCGCGTAGTTCCTTTCCAACTTCTTCGCGCGGATGAAGGCCGACTTGAGGTCGATGCCCTCGAACCGATCCGCAGTGTAGCTACTGGATTGGAGGCACGTCGGGCAGCCGTTCGTCCTTAGGCGGTAGTCGCGTCGGGCTGAGGCTTGCATCGGTCTCGTCAGGCCCCGGCGGGTTCGGCAGATCGGTCTCGGATAGCGGGGGCGGCTCGGCCTCAGCTTCCTTGATCTCGTCGTCCGTGATGTTCGTCCAGACGCCGGTCTCTTCCGACTGGCCCTTGAGTTCCTTGAGCGCCGTCGCGTGGCTGACCGTGGATTGAGCCTCGGCCGCCAGAACGGTGCGGGTGTTGATCTCGCCGATCTCGGCCCGCTCCCTGGCCGAGAGTTGCCACAGCGGTTCGAACTCGACCTTGAACCCGTCCGGCACCTTGATGCCAAGTTCGGATCGGCAGAGCAGTTCGTAGATCCGCTTGACGCCAGACCGTAACTTCACGTTCTGCTGACTGTTGATGCCGTCGTAGTAGTTCCGCAGGTCCGCATCGCCGGTCGAGAAGCCGGCGGGCGACTGGCCGAACATGCGCACGAGCGGGATATCGGCCGCGCCCGCAATCTGCTCCTCGAACCGGGCCAAGAGGTCGGACAGGCCACCGAACTGATAGGTCAGGGCCTCCATCTCGTCTTCCGCGTCCATGAGGGTCATGCCCTCAGCGGACTGGAACGCGCGGATGGCGTCGATCTGGGCCATCAGGCCCTTCTTGGCCACCTCCGGCCCCGCAAGGATCTCGCGCAGCCCCTTCACCTTGTAGGTGCGCAGATAGGCTTTGTAGACGAGCTGCGCGGCGCCTGTGGTGGTGCTGTCGAAGGCCACCAAGCGGTCATACAGCCGCTCGATCACCGACATGCCCCAAAACTGTTCCGTCTGGCTCTGCCAGTAGGGGAGCTTGATGCCCTCCAGTCGGATGACCCGGCTGTAGTGGATGCGCTCGCCCTGGAAGGCCGGCGCGTTGGCCGTCACGTCGTAGTAGAGCGGCTTGCCGAGGTCGGGGCCGAGATCCCGCACCGTCTCGGTGAAGGACGGCTGCACCATCCACCGATCCAGCGGCAGCAGCCCCCTGAATTGCCCCTCGCGAATGGTGTTCAGGTTGAGCCGCGTCGAGGGGTTCTGCCCGTCGATCAGGACGACGAGGATTGCCCCGCCGTAAAGGCGCGACC